CGGTACGGCTGAGGTTGAAACGATGAAGCGGGAGCTTGGTCCTGTCGACTTCAGTTGTCAGCATGCGCAAGATCCACTACCCGAACTTGGCGGGATGTTCGAGCGAGGCTGGTTCGAAATCATTGATAAGCCCGACCCTGATCCGGTCATGCGGGTTCGCTTTTGGGATGCGGCTGGTTCGGAAACCGAACGCTCACCTTATACGGCGGGGGTGCTGATGGCCGAGACGCTTGAAGGTACTTTTATTGTCGAAGACGTCCGGCGTGATAGACTGACAGCGGCGAAGGTAGATCGCTGGATGCTGGACACCGCACGAGAAGACGGGGTGGGAGTCGATGTTGCAGAGGAGCAAGAACCTGGCAGTGCAGGAAAGTCCGTGATTTCAGCCCATCGCACGCTCCTGGCTGGCTTTAATTATGACGGGATTCGCGCTTCTGGAGACAAAGTGACGCGCTGGAAACCGCTCGCCAGTCAAGCACGACCCGCCCCAAAGGAAGCATATGGGAAAGTGAAGATCGTCAAGGGCGACTGGAACAAAGATTTTCTTGATGAAATTGTGGCAAACAAGCGGAGCAAGTTCAAAGACCAGTTAGACGCGGCCAGCGGTGCGCTCTACCAGCTCAGGATCGCCCCTCGACCCATCAAACAATACGCAGCCTTGTGGGGATAACATGAAGTGTCACGAGTGTCGGGGCGCCTGTTGTGAAGTCTTTGAAGTACCGTTGACAGACCTACGACCGCCAAGCAATGATGCACTGACATGGCTCATGCTCCACGGGCAGACGATCACCGAGGGAACGATTCGTCTCCGGTTTGCGTGTCGATGCACCGCACTAACCCGTGAAGGTTCTTGTGACATCTATAACGACCGGCCCCAGGTGTGCCAAGACATGCCAGTCGGCGGTACAGACTGCCTCGGGTATGTGCGTGACCGTCGCACCCCTGAAGAGTATGCCCTGATACGAGATAATGACGACCCGCACACCATCCACGAGGGAGTAGAGGCATGGCAGTTTTAAAGGCGAAAGCCCGGAAACGGTCGGCGACGATTATTCAGAAGACCAACGGCGGGAAGCGGTACAGGTTCCCCATGCCAGACAAAGCGCATGCCCGGAACGCCTTGGCACGACTCAATCAGGCGAAAGGTTTGACGGCGGCAGATAAAAAGAAGATTCGAGCACGGGCCAATAAAATTTTAGGAAGGAAACCATAGTGCCAGTCAACACCCCACGGACCGAGTACGACGACGCTTCGAAGGTCTGGAGACGCATGCGTGACGTGAACGCTGGACGCGATGCCGTGATTAAAGGAGGAGAAATCTACACTCCAAAACTCCCCGCTGCAAGTCCATCTGCACAAGCGGCGTATACCAATCGGGGCAATTTTTACAATGCACTTCGTAGAACGGTGACCGGTCTGGTCGGTGGCATCTTCCAACGTGCTCCGCGTTTCGACGTGCCCAGCCGTGTACAACCTTGGCTCGATGATGTAACCCTAACGCACGTGACCATGACCGCATTCTCTCTGGAGGCTACGAGCGAAGTACTTCTCATGGGTCGTCTTGGTGTCTTGGTCGAGCTAGCCCTTACTGTAACCGACGGCGAGCAGCGTCCCTATCTGGTCAGCTATACCGCTGAAAATGTCATCAATTGGCGGACGACGAATCTTAATGGCGACGACGTGCTTACGCTTGTTGTGCTTCGAGAATACCCCACGGAGCTGGACGATAGCGATCCGTTTAAAGTGAACAGTATCGAGCAATACCGCGTGCTGACGTTAGTGGCTGGCGTCTATACGCAACAGCTCTACAGGAAAGCCGATCACAGCGGCGACTTTGAACCCTACGGCGAACAGATTACACCGCTGCGACGGGGTGAACCGCTCAGCTTTATTCCGTTTACTTTTCTCGCGCCGTCCTACGCCTCAGTGGGGATAAAAGAACCACCACTCGTAGATCTTGCCAACATCAGTCTCTCAGAATGGAGAAATAGTTGCGACCATGAACAGGGCCTTCATCTCCTTGCGTTGCCTACGCCATACGTGTCCGGCATGAAGGGCGGTAGCGATGACTCCATTCTCCAGATCGGTCCCTCAACAATTTGGATGTTGAGTGAAAATGGCTCGGCGGGAATGCTGGAGTATTCAGGCGCGGGCATGAAAAGCTTGGAAACGGCCCTCGAAGCCAAGCAGCATCAGATGGCGACCCTGGGTGCGAAGCTTTTGGAAGAGCAACCAACACTCGCAGCAGAAACCGCAACGGCAGTCCTCGCTCGACATGCCGGAGAGCATGCCACCCTCCGCACGGTCGCCGAAGCGATGGAAGAAAACCTGGGACGACTCTTGCGGATTATGGGGTGGTGGTCAGGGTTGGAACCTACCCCGCTGGATGTTTCGGCATCTGTCACGCTGAATCAGGACTTCTTGCAAGTCAAAGCACAGCCCCAGGAGATACAAACGGCATTGATGACGCTCCAAGCTGGCGAGATGAGTTACAAGACATTCTGGAATTTACTCACCGAAGGCGGGTGGGCACGCGATAACGTAACCGCTGAAGAAGAGCGGGCAGAAATTAACCGTCAACCTGAGCAACTCCCTCCGCCGACAGAGGAAGTAATCAAAGTAGAACGCGACGATGAGTAAGGAACTATTAGACCTCGCCGACCGCTACGAACCTGTGATGCAAGGGACTTTTGAACGGGCCACTGCCAAGCTGCGCGGGGCAGTCAGTCTTGACCGCTTAACCTTGGCACTTGCGGATAAAGACTCCAAAAAAGTACAGCGCGTAGCCTTGAGCGAGACGCGGCTGCGTGAAGCGATGAAACCGCTGGACGAGTTACTACGAGAGACCTTAATCCCGCGAGGAGGTCGAGCTGGTGCCAGAGACCTTAACAAGTGACGGAAAGTTCAACTACAATCCGAAGGCTCGTGAGGCTCAGATGCGAGCCAGAGAATATACCTCGGCCCAGCTTCAAGCCATTAATCGTGAAACGTGGGCGGGTGTCGGATTTTTGGTCTCTCGAAGTATTGCTGACGATATACCGACCAGAGAAGCAGCGAAGATGATTCGGCAGGGTCTAGGATTAAACCGTCCACAAGCAGCAGCCTTGTTAAAGTATAGGGAAGGTCTCTCACCTCTCTTGAGTGTATCGGCGCGGGATGCCGCGATTCAGAAGTTTATCCAAAAGAAGATCCGGATTCGCGCGATGATGATCGCGAGGACCACGGTACTGGATGGTCTGAACCAGGGGATGCTGAATTCCTGGCAGCAAGCACAGAAAAAAGGGTATCTCGGAAAAAAAGCAAAAATAAGATGGAGGACAAACGTTGACGGGTGTTCGATCTGTTTGCCGCTTAACGGTAAGACTGCGCCGCTTAACGGGTATTTTACGTTTTCTCTTCCTGGCCGACTCAAGCAACCGATTAAACATCCGACCGCGCATCCTAATTGTAATTGTAGTATTGAGGCTATCCCTTGACACCTTTTCATCGTTCACTTATTCTACAGGAGCATTTTTATGAGCTTGAAACCCGTTTTAGATTCCCTTGACCAGGTCCTGCCAGACTTACGCCAGCACTACGTCTCTCAAGGCGATAAGTACATCCTAGATATGGAGGGTGATCCGCAGGGATTTGTGTCGCGTTCGTCACATGTGGAAATGCAAAACAAAGTCGCTGAGTTTCGAGATTCTAATAATACGTTAAAAATACAACTAGAAGACGAGGCGGAGAAGATGAAAGCCTACGAAGGCATTGACCCTGTACAAGCGAGGGCCGCGCTTCAGTCGACCGCAGAACTAAGCAAGAAAGGCGTAAGGAAAGCGGCAGACGTTGATTCAGCTGTCAGCGCTGCGCTGCAAGCCTTTAAAGATACCGAACTGACTCCCCTCAGAAAATTACTGACGAATGAGCGCGAAGCACGACTAGAGGCTGATAAGAAAGTTTCACAGGCGACCTTAAAGAATGAGGTGCTGAAGAGTTTTCGCGCTGCGGGTGGCCAGGACCAAGCGTTAGACTTTGTAGTAAATCGGGCGGGTGAAGTGTTTCAGACTAACGGCGACGGGCAATTAAAAGCGAAAGCTGGTGCGTATTCGACAGAAAACCCAGGAGAACCGCTAACACTCACTGAGTGGATGCAAACACAGACTAGAGATATTTCGTTTGCGTTTAGTAGTTCGAACGGAGGCAGTAGTCGTCACGGAGATGGTAATAGTCAAGCTATTC